CTCAGATGACGTTTGGAAAGGAGAACTGGGAGCGAGGATTGCGGAGCGTTGACATGCTCTTCTTCCGCGAAACGGTCCGAACCGGAACAGACTTCGCCACAATGCTCCGCCGTCTCGTTCGCAAGACCAAGGCGGACGTGGTTTACATCGATCCGCTGCTCTCCTACATGGGCGGCAATCCTGCGGACATCGAGGTCTGCGCGAACTTCACGCGGCATCTGCTCCAGCCGATTATGATGGAGACGGGCGTTGTCCTGGTGCTTGTCCATCACTTTCCTAAGCCGAAGGGCAAGGATGACAAACCTGAGAGCGTGGCAGATTTGGCCTACTCAGGATTCGGATCGTCCGATCTAACGAACTGGGCGCGCGAGGTGATTGTCATGAAGGAGGTTGGCTTCAACAATCCGCGCAAGTTCATGCTCGGCATGGCGAAACGAGCAGACCGTTCTGGCATGACTGACAAGGAAGGAAAAGTCACCGGATCGATTATGATCCAGCGTGGTACGGGCGGCGACATCTCATGGAACTACGCGGAACCTGAGAAGTTCGTCGTGGATAAAGCAGCGGCGAAGAAGCCGTGGACGGGACGACCTAAGCGTTAGCCTTCTCGCGCATGGCGCGGCGACGACCTTTCGCAGCGAGTGATTGGAACTTCGCCTTGCCGTATTTTTTACGGCCAAGGTAGCTCGCCAAAGCCTTCGGATCGCGAACGCCTTTCTTCTCAAGCTCACCAACGAGCTTCTCGTAACGACCGCCACCGCCAAGTTTCATCTTGTCCATAAATTCAAATAGGGTTTGAGGTTAAAACCGACAGAACAATCGCCAGAATCCATGCAGCGCAGCTCCAATACTTGGGCGTCGTCTTATCCTTCGCACTCGCGCAGTTATGCCGCGCTCGGAAGTTCTTACGACGCTCAGGATTGTCGCGTTTGATTTCCATGTTCGGATCGCCGAAGCGGACGATGACAACCTTGCCAGCCGGATTCTTAACGTACACCGCGCTCTTCTTACGCTCGCCAGGAGTGTAGAACGGCTTGTTGAGCGTCACCTTACGTCCCTTGTAGGTGTTACCTTTTTTGGAGAGAGAGGTTTTCATTTCTCAAGATCATCTTCAATCATCCGGTAACGATCTTGCTCCATCTTCAGCACCCTTGGCCAAAGACGCTCAAATCGATTCATCTGAGCTTGCGTTGCCTGGTCAATCGGCTTTGAAACAATGTTAAGGTATTCTGGAGTCTTCACAACACGACCAACGGCAGCGGCGGTTGCATTGCTGATTCCTTTTCCAAACAATCTGTATGCAGCGTATCCACCAAGACCAGCCTTCATGCCAGTCTCGCCGTAAACCTGATAACCAGCAAATCCAGCCAAAGCTGGCAAAACCAGTTCTCTGAAGACGCTTGGTTTTCCAAGGTCAGAAACCTGCTCCAACTGATTTGCGATTTTTGTGATGCGAGAGGCTCCATCGTCTCCAAACAATCCTTTGGTTATTCCAAAATACTTGCCTGGAGCCTCACTTGTTCCGACAAGATCTTTGATCTTTGCCGTGTTGATTTTGTTTCCATCAACTGATTCGGCGATGATTCTGCCGACCAAGATGTTCTGGGCATCCCCGATCAAGTCCGGCCTTGATTGGCCAACAGCCTTTAGGAACTGCTTGCTGCGGTAACTGAGAGATTCGCCTTCTTTGGCAACCAAGAAATCAATCAGATTAGAAGGTTCAAAACTTTCAAGCTGACCTCCAGGTTCCAACGCTTTTTTGACTGCCGCATTGAACCTTCCGCGAGCATTGCTTGCGGTTACAACCGCCTCTTCAAGAGCTTTGTACAAAGGCTTTCCGCTCTGCGTCTCAATGTTCCTGATAACATCGTCCAACTTGATCGTATCGAGAACATCGACGTTTTTAGCGCGAGCATCTCGAACTTTGGCTTCAATAGCCGCGAGAGAATCGATGATTCGTTGCTCTCTTGACGTTATGTTCTCAGCCTTAAGATTGGCTTTTGTTTTGGCAATTTGATCTTCCTGCCTGATTGCCGCATCCAGTTTTGCCTGAGCGCCAGAAATGTTGTTATCAACATCGTTTCTCAAAGCGTCAATTTGACCTTTCAGGTCGTTCGACTGTTTTTCCAGAGACGCCTTTCTGTTGACCAATGAACTGTACTTTGAGGCGACATCAGTTATTTCGGAAATGTCTGGAAACAATTCGTCAATAACCTCTTTCTGAAGACCAGTCGCCTTTCCACTGTTTCCAGCGGTAATCGCCTTCAGAAAATCATTTGGATTTTCACCGCGTGACTGAATGAAAACAAACTGCCTCAAATCCGGCTTTATCTCGTCGTATCGAGTTCCAAGGAGGTTTTTTAGAAGCCTCAGATTTTGAGGTCCAGTTGCGCCAGCAATGGTTCCAACGATTCCAGGCATTCCACCTTGCTCGCCAGCCTCTCGTAAAATTTTGTCAGCAAAAAATCCTTTGAATCTTGAAATACCTTCTCGATACGCAGCGTTTTCCTTTTGCAAAGCTGCTTTAAGGCCAGGATTGGACGCTAAAGCCTCATCAAGATGTGAGTTAATTTGATCAAGATCTTCAAAAACTGAATAATCAGCTTTTTTAACAGGATTTCCAAAATTGATTTTTCGAAGAATATTTGTGCGTTTCTGACGCAGTTGATTTACCGTGTACTCTTTTGTCACTTCTTCTCCGGTTGGAGATTTTTCGGTGACTGTTAATTTTGTGTTTTCAAGATCTGGATTGATCTTTGCGTATCCCTCTTCCCGATCTTTCTTGAACTTATCAAGCTCCTCTTGAGCAATCTGCTGTGTTTTAAGGCCCAGCGATTCTTTGGTGATTCCACCAGTAGGGCCATATCCAGCAGCTCGGCCTGCCTCAATGCTGGCAATCTGCTGGTTTAGATCAGCGACTTGATCGTCGATTCGCTGTCTCTCGACAGACTCTACCGGCAACGACTCGCGTTGTTTTTGAAGCTGATCGATTTCATCTCGAAGTCCTTGGGACTCGACACTTGCACGACCCTCTAATGCTCGAATGACATCCGTCAAACGTGCATCACGCGAAGCATTTCGAACGTCTCGCAAGTTCGTGATTCGATTTCGAAGAGCCTCAGATTCTCCAACAAAAGCGTCGATTGCATCGTTGGCCACCCTATTGGCCTGCTCGTCTGGAATAGCTATCGATTTCTGGAGTTCAGTTTTGATTGCCTCAGAAAGATCTTGCCCAGTCAAACCGGAAGAACCGGCAGTGTTCATCGACTGGCTGACAACATTTCTGATCTGTTCCTGAAACTGCTGAGGATTCAGTCCTGAATTTGGAGAATAAAGCGCACGAGCAAGATCGCCTGAAAATCGGTCAAACATTCCAACCGAACCTTGTTCGACCATTTTCTTTCTGATGTCTTCTGCTCGATCCTTGATAAATTGCTGCGTAAACGGGAGTTGCAATTCAGCGGCCAAAGCTCTCGGATTAAAATTAAATCCGCTTCTCCAATCTCTCACATCAAATCCGCTTCTTGCCAAAGCACCTCCACCCCTTGCAAGCCCACTTAGGCCCGGACTTAAAAATCCTCCAAGTCCGGTCCTAAAAAGGACGTTGGACAAATCAGCGGAGTCTTGGTCGAGAGTTTCAAGGCCAGCCTGAAGGCCAGAAGTCAAAACACCGCTTCCAGCTTCTTTTGTAAACTGTGTGAATTTTCTGGCCTGTTGAGCCACTGGAACACCGGGAATTGCCTGAGCAAACATTTCTCCTGCTCGGTACGGTTCTGGAGAAACTGTCTGACCAAGTGCCGCAGATCCTAGTGCGACTCCAGACTCGGTTGCCAATCCAGCAACAGTCCCCATTCCGGCAATAAACGGTGCAGCAATCAATGACGTTGAAGCGGGAAGTCCGGCTGCAAATCCACGGCGATAACCTTGAGCTTCGGCAGCTCCAAGCGGAGTGAATTGTCCAGACGGCTGAAGTCTTCCACCTTCAAAAGGGGCAAGCATTCCAGTCGGCTCTGCCATTTGGCCCATCGTTCCGACAAAACGCTCCATTTTTCCAACGTTTCCAGCATCCTGTACGGCTCGATTCAACTGAGCAGTCGAACCAACTGCAACCGCAGCCTGAGCTTCGGGAAGCGCCGAAACCATACCCTGCTCCTCACGCCGACGCATCTCGGCGATGGTGGCCGGACCTTGAGATGGCTTAGGTTGGGCGGAGATTCCTTGCGCCACCTCGTAATCAGAAATGGCCTTGAAATCCGCTTCTGTAGGCGGATTCGGATTCGACCAGTTGTATTCCCTGCCAGACGGAGATGTGATTTTTCCCATAATTACGGGGTGTAAATGAATCCAGAAGAAACGTTAGTCGAACCTGTAAACGGAGTTACACCAGCAGGAAGTGACGGAGCGGTTCCGGTCGATCCAGCGGGAGTAGATTGACGCTGCTGACCAAACGGCGTCAGTGGCAGCTTGTAACGGGTGACAAGTTCGTTGGCCAACTTTACCTGCTCTGGAGAGATTTTGCGCTTCGTCTTAAAGTCATCAATCGTACTCCACAGGTTTTCAGCGGCAAATTTAGCAAAGTTGTTAATGTCGTTGACAAAGTTTTTGCTCCTGATGTCACCGATTGCCGCTTTCAACCGAACCTGTTCAGGCACTGTAACAGCCTTGCCGGAAGTGGCGAATGCCTCATCGTTGAATACTGTGTTAAATCTTTGAAGAAGCTCGTAAGCGTCTTTTTCTTCGTTAGTTTTTGATTCCTTTAATCTACGAGAAATTTCACCAAATTTACCATCGATAATACCAACGTAATTCTGAATTTTTCCTTTTCCATACGTTTGTTCAAACTTGTTCAATTCATCAACAAGTCTGGCTGAACCCTTTGCAGTATTCTGATCGCCGCGAATTTGACGAGCATCGTCTCCTTCAGGCCACTTCCAATCACTCTGCATCACGGAACCCTTGATTCTCGAAGCGGTACGAGCGTCAGCGGGTCCAAACAGCTCTTGCCAATCGTCAACAGCATCATTTGCAATGGTCATTTTCATGCTGTCAGAAGGATTGATACGACCCGCTCGACGAGCCTCAACATTGGCGCGAGCAGTTTTAATCCGTTCCTGAAGAGGAATTTTTTTATCCAACAGAAAAACCTCTTCTGACATTTCTGTGCCGAGTTCTTTGATGGTCTGTTTTTCTTTCAACTGCTCTCTGATAAGAGGCAGATTTTTCTGATAAACTTCCTCATTAACCTGACCTGTCTGAGGGTCGAAAACATCGATACCCTCATCCGTCATGGCTTTTACGGTATTTGCCCTAAGCTGTTCAAACTGTTCACGAGCCTTGATAATTTTAGCTCGCGGAGAATACTGCTGAAGACTCTGATAGGCTCTAGTTGCCTCCTGATTGAAAACCTTTGACCTAAAACGTGGCAGTGCAGGCATTGGAGCCTTCAACTCAGGATCATTAAAATAGGTTCCAACTTCCTCATTGAACTTTTGGAACGTGTCATACTCCGCAGCTTGAGCCTCCTGCTCCGCCAACGCCTGAGCATAAGCGTTCGACTGAATCTTGTTTTGAAGATCCGCCTGACGCTGGCGCATGATCTGATCAGCCGTCTGAATCTGGAACTGCTCCATCATCCGCGCCTGCGTCTGCGCGCGGTCGAACAGGCTTGCACCTAGCTGAAATGCTTGAAGAGATTGGTCGGCCATAAGATTAACGTCCGTAGTTTGAAGAGCCGTACTCCGGGAATAGACTCGTAGAAAGCGGTGTGATATCCGACCTCGTTGGAGTCGGCGCATAAAGATTCGGATAAATCTCAGGATCGTTCTGAGGATTGTACGATG